GCGCCTTCGAAGCGCCGCGTCGATGTCTCGGTCCTTTGTAGCGCCGCGCGAGCTTGCGCGCGTTTGAGGGCCCAACCTGGGGAGATTGCCGCGATCGTGCTCTCGATTCCCATTGGATTTAGCTCGTTGAAAAGTTGGAGGCGGAGAACCCGGCGGCGGAAATCCCTTTCGAATGAGCGGCAACCGTACGGCGCGGGCGTTGTTTCGTCGTGTCGAGGTTGCGCTCGAGGACGTGCCGAAGGGTAAACATCTCGTCGAGCGTGCGGTAGGTAACTCTTCGGTCCTCGTACTGAGTCCGAAGGGCGCCGGAGCGGAGTCTCGCCTCGAGCTTATCTAGGTCCTGTTGTGTCCATGCCATCTCGAATCCTCTTTGCGCTTCCGTTTCTTGCGAGGCCTGGCCATTGCCGACCCGAGGCTCGCCTTGATCTTCTCCCAATCTTGCGGCCCAAAGCGGTCGATTCCAAGGGCCGAAGCGGCGGCGCGAGCATAGACCCGGCAATCGAGCGCCTCGTTGCGCTCTCGAGTCTTCTCCCATTCGAACTTTTTCCGGCCCGTCCTCCGGACATCGCGACCGACCAAAACCTCGGCGGTTAGCTGTTTGAAAAACTCGGGGCCGTACTCGGGGAAGTGACAGAAGCCAGGCGGATAAGGATCCTTCTCCTCGATCGGGGCCTCGAGGCCGAGCCAGGCATAAAGCTCCTCCTTGCCGACGCCGGAGTCGACCGGCCAAAGCCGTACGCCGCGCGATAGCTTGCGCCCGTCTCCGAGGCGGACGTCGACAAGCGTAGGAGTCCCCAGGAGGATCCGAGTATTGTCGCGGCCCTTGATCGCCATAACCCTCGGAGAGGGAGCGTAGCGGCGGACCCATCCATATACGGTCTGGGTCGCGTATCCCGAGTCGATCGCGAGGATTGATATCGGGAGCATTATCCCGCTCTCGTGTTCGAACTTGCGCTCGAGGAACGCGTCGAGCTCTTGCCAAACCTCGCTCGCGCCCGGGTCTCCGACGATTACCTCATAGGAAACCGACCAGGATTCCTTACCCAGTCCCCAGGCGACTACCTCGGCCTCGAGGCGGTCCTTCTGAACGTCGACCCCGGCGGTAAGGAGAAGCCCGCCCTCGGGGACGGAGCCGATGGGGTAGGGCTCGCGGCGGTCGTAAAGCTTGCGCCAGGGCGGCGCCGCGCCGCGCTCCTTCCAGGTCTGGCCGAGATCCTGGTTTACCCAGACGCGCAACGCGGACTCCCCGCGCACGAGCGCCGTCAGGAACCGCGCGACCGATTGCCGCCAGGAGTACATTCCATAAGGAGAGTAGAGCGCGGAGAGATGGTATCCGCGAATGACGGCGCCGCCGCGCGAGGGGTCCTCTGGAATCCAGACGCCCTTGGCGAGCATCTCCGTTTTCTTGTACTCGGGGATAAGCTCTTTGCATTCGAGGCACTCGAGCGAGACCTGGCGCCGGTCCTCGAGGAGCTCGTTGGCAACGTCGAGCCGCTCCTCGTCGTCGCCTTGCTCCCATTGGAGTCGGTCCCATTCGATCTTTTGCATCGCGTCGCAGAAAGGACACGGGACGAAATAGTACCTCCGGTCGGTCAACCGAAACTCTTGCTCGATCCTCGAGCGGCCCTCGACCGTCGGCGTCGACACGTCGAGCTCCTTGCGGTTGGCGAAGGTGCGCGTTCCACGTCGCGCGAGCTCAAGCGGATCCCCCTCGTCGCCGACCTCCTCCCATGCGTCGACCTCATCGCAAAAGAGAAAGCGGACGGGCATCGCGCGGAGGTCGGCGGGCGATCCGGCGGCCGCGAGGACGAGCATCCCGCCGGGAAAGAGCTTCATTCGCGTTGTATTGCCAGCGTCGCGAGACTTCTTTGCGGCGACCTTTGCCTTTAGGGACGGCGTATCCTCGAGGAGCGGGTCGATCGTTTGGTGGGTTTTGCGGACGCCGGTTTCGCCGGTCGGCATTACGAGCATGAACGGCGACGGCGCGTGATCGATTGCGTACCCGAGCCAATTGTTTCCAAGCTCGGTCCCCCCAACCTGGGAGCCCTTCATAAAGACGACGCGTTGTACCGTCGACGTACTCGATAGGGCGTCCATCGGCTCCTTGAGATAGGGCGTGCGCGAGGTCCTCCAAGGCCCTGGCTCCGCGCTAGAGCGCGTCCCGAGGCGCCGGTTTTGGTCGGCCCATTCGGAGACCGTTATGCGCGGATCGGGCTTGATCCCCGCGCCGAAGGCGGCGGCGAAAACATCTCGAGCGACCGTCTCGCTAGGAAGCTCCACCCGACACCCTTTCGGCAAAGTCCTCGGAGAGCGTTTCGCACGCGGCGGCAAGCTCCTCGACTAGCCGCCCGTGGACCTTTTGGGGAGCGCTCTCCGCGGCGAGCTCGGCGGCGATGCGGTCCGGAATCGCCATGATCGAATCCCTTACGACGCGGGCGCCTCGGAACGCTTCCGACCGTACGGCCGCAACGTCGATAAGCTCGCCGCGCTCGCGCTGGAGCTGGAGAGCTTTCAGGTCGGCGTCGAGGTCAACCTTCCGGGCCGAGGCCTGGGCGTGCGTTACACGGTTGGCGAGGAGGTCGCGTTGCTCTTCGAAGAGCGGAGGCGTCGACGTTGCGCGACCGGGGCGCCCGCTCGGCTTCTCGTCGCGGCGCTTGTTGGGGTCGGAGTGCTCCTCCCATTCGACATCGGCGGCGGCCGGATCGATCTTCCAATAGCCTCGGTCGGTCCGAGAGAGCGAGGCATCCGTAAGGCGACCGTCGCGGATCGCATGCATTACCGCGACCCGGCTTACGTCGCGATGCTCGCCGTATGCTCGAGGCGAGAGGAGGGGCTTACTCTTCGGGGGGGGCTTGCTCCTCGATGCCGAGGAGGTTCCTTTTCGGTCCTTCTTCGATTTGCTCTTGGCTCCCATCCTTGTCGGCCGAGCGATGGTTCGTCAATCGGCCGCTCCGGATCCTAGCCAATTCCTGCCTCGAACCCTTTACGAGAGATTCCATGCTGGCGATTATCGTCCGCTCGACTTCGAACTGGAACGGGAGCCCCCCCATATTGCCGACGACGATCCGTTTCCAGGACCGATCGGGGAGGCCGACGCCCTCGTTATCGACGCAAGAGAGGATCGATGTCCGCTTGAGCCAGCCTGGGGAATGGAGCGTTACGCCCTCGGGGATAACGCATTCGACCGTCCATCGGTGTCCCGCCCAATCGACGACCGTATCGACTCGGACAATCATTCGGCGGCGTCCTTGAGTAGGCCAACGAGGTAAGAGAGTGCTCGTATGTCGTCCTCCGATATCTCTCCGGCTTGGTGGATCCCAGTTTTATTGGTGATCCGCTGGAGGACGGTCAACGCTCCGGAGAGCTCGATCGAGTCTGGGGTCCGAAGTCCGAACGAAACCCATTCCTCGTAATCCCCTCCGCCGTCGCTCTCGCGATAGTCGCGGCGCTCCGTCTCGACGGCTCGCTCGGAGACCTCGCCCCAATGGATCGAGAGGACTCCATCCTCGTCCCATCCGTCGGAGGCGTCGGCTTGGTACTCGGCGAGCATCTCCTCGGCGGCCGCCTTGGCTTGCTCGCGGGTCGTGTGGACCTCGAATCCCGTCTCGCTGGAGTGTGAAAAGTAGCGGCTCATTGGGCGGCGGGCTCCCCTTCGCCGAGGACATTGTACTCGGGGGCTGGGTGCCCAAGCTCGGTAGCGTCTCCTCGAGTGAGGGTCGCGAAGTCGATGGTTCTATGTCGGCTCGGACATTCATCCGTCGGGGTCATCGGGGCCTCGACGGTCGGCGGGAGGTTGTGCTTTACGAACAAGCAAGCGGAGCCGTCCCCGCCCTTGGGGACATACGTCGAAATGATTCGGGAGCAAAACGGGCAAACGAAGCTCCCCGAGGATTTACGGGCCATGGGTTTCCCTCTCTTAGGTCGCGGGTCTGGTCTAAACGGCGTCGTCGAGGTCGGCGCCCATTTGTTTTATCGAGCGCGAAGCCTCTCCGAGGGTCGCGTCGGATATCTCCTCGACGGCCTCCCCGAGGCCGCTATCGATCGTTGCTTCGTCGATGGACGCGACGACCTTGGCGGGCACTCGAGCAACGTCGAGCGGTAGCGAAACGAGGTTGGCAATGAGCTTTCCGAACATCGCTCAACCCCTCGAAGGACGGACGTTGGAGATCTCTTCGGCGGCGGCGGTCTGGTCGTCGGGATCCTTATGGAGTCGGATCGAGAGGACTCTCTCCTCAAGCTTGCCGAGGAGCATCGCCAGGGCCTTCGCCTCGTCGGTCGGTAGCCCGCCAGCCGTGAGGAAATAGGATCGATGATTCCTCTCGACGATGGCGCAAAACTCCTTGAGCTTCGCGATTGAGATCGCCCCGTCGACGAGCTCGGCCTCGGTGAAAAGTATCGCGTACCGGCGTAGGTCCTTCATTCTCCTCGACATCCTCGCGGCCCGTGTGTCGCGAAGCTCGGCGAGCTCTCCCGCCTCGTCCTCCTTTCGCTCGGCGTCCCGTTGCGCCCAGTCGTCGTCTTTGAAGGTCATCCGGCCTTTATATCCCTCAAGGTCGGAAAGCGCTACCCCTGGGGTGTAACCCAGGTTGGGTGTCACTAACTGGCTATTTCCTGGGGGTAGCGCTACCA